AAAGGCTGGAAACCGCTTAGTGTTACAAAAGGTTCCTACACAAGCAACCTTGTAGCCTCTGGATATTTGCTAGACAACACAAAAGTTGTTTCTAGGGGACCAATGGATTACGCAGTAACAATGCCATCTTACGCCAAGTTCCTAATTGAAGGGCGTAAAAAGGGCAAAGGGATTCCAGTTCAAAATATGGATCGTTGGATTAAACAGAAACGCATCAAACCAAAAAATGAGCAAGGGCAATTTAAGAAAATGGACAAGCGTACTCTAGGATTTTTGATGAATAGAAAAATAAAGTATTTTGGAATTGAAGGCTACGATTTTGTCGCACCAGAACGCAAGGAGATTTTACGCAGATACAATAGTGCTTTAAGCAAAGCAATGAATCAAGATTTACAGAAAATAATAACTAAAGGATTACGATAATGGCAATTACATATACTCAGCAACCGAGTGGAAAACTAGGGGCGAATAGCCCTTTGATTTATCAAGTCAACGATGCAAGTCAAAAAGCAACGGCAGGATTTTACTACAAATTTGAGGTCTTTGTTTGGACCGGTTCTACAACCATTCCAGTAACTCCAATAGCAACGCTAAGCAAGTTACCAGATACCTATGGAGACGGCAGAGCATATATGGATATTAGCCGAATAGTAACTCAATATGTAAAAACGAATTATCTCGTATTTGGTGCAACTGCACCATTGATTGACTTAGGTGCATATTGGGTACAAATCAAAGTATCTGGATTCAATACGGCTGGAGGTACAACCGCAGTGAGCGTAGCGGTAAATAGCAATCGCATACTAGCCACTAGAGGCTACTCGTTTACGAAGGATGGAATCAATAGTGCCTTTGCTCAAAATGTGTATACGGATAGAACCCAGATTTTTCTAACCTTAGAAACCACAATCGATTACCTATGGTACAATCAGAGCGGAGTTTCAAGCGTAACTATTGGGGCTACGACAATTACGCCCATCGCTGGTACGCTAAGCACTCAGCAGATGCAAGGTTTTGAAATTAAAAACGCATTGACTACGGCAGGATTATGGGGTACTAATTGCAACATCGTTTTCAATTTATCAGCAGGAGGAACGCAAACGATTCCAGTCATCTTCGATTGTGCTACTCGATACGGAGCGTATTCTGTTTTATTCCTTAATCGATTTGGAGTTTATGAAGGCATGACTTTTAATGGAGTTTATCAGCCAACATGGGCAGTCAATAGGGAGGACTATCAAACTGCGTTATTTACCAATGCGGATTTAACAACGGCATGGTCAATCGGAATGAGGCAAACAAAACAATTCAATATCCAGAGCAAAGAAAACATGGTCATTAGTACAAATTGGATTCCAGAAAGTTATGTTACATATCTAGGTCAATTATTCATGAGTGAGGCGATAACCTTTGCGTATAACGGAATCTATTATGGAGTAAATTGCACCTATGTCAATATGGAGCGTAAGCGTGTAACCAATGCCAAATTGATTCAGTATACGCTGAATCTGGAATATTCTCAGCCTTACATAAACAAAATAGTACGATGAGATTTGCGTTGCTTATTGGCAATAGTACAACAGATACTATTACGCCTATCGTCACTTCGCTAGTAGCACGATCTAATAGCGGATATATTGAAGGACAAGAATGTTTGACTGCTAAATTAATGGCGTTAGGCGGGTCATTTAGCGAGATGATACCAGCCGATTTGTATCAAGACGAGAGCGTTAATCTGACAAGGCAAGTCAAAGATTTTTCGCGTATTGAAACCATATTTACCGATTACACTCAATCATTCCAGATACCAGCAACTGATATTAACAATGGTATTTTTGCCAATTACTTTGCAGAGAATATCGAGTTCCCAACATGGAACCCAAATTTGCGTTTACCAGCATCGATTGAAATTTACGGGATGCCAGTTTTTTATGGTAGCCTCGAAATGCTTAGCGTAGATTTTAGCAATGGTTTACCTCAATCATATTCAATCGTTTTTTATGGGCAGGTTAAAAATCTAACATCCATCTGGGGTGAGAAAACTCTAGATGAAATTGATTGGAGTTACTATAACCATACGATTGACAATGCAACTGCGGAATCATCATGGACTGGTGGATTATTTAGCGGACAAATAATTTGGGATTTTAAGGATTACAATCAAGGTTGGACATATAGCAAATACGCGATTGACAACAATATTTATTTTGGTGATGGAATAACATATCTGGATTTAAGACCTAGTATTCGATTAAAAAACATGATTGAATATGTCTTTACGAAGGCAGGATATACTATGGGTGGCACTCTATTTAGCAGGTCAGAATTTACCAATCTATATGTAACGCCAATGGGAAACGCGGGTCCTTTGGTAGATTATTCAGATTTTCAATATGGTTTATTTGAGGCTGAGAATATCAGTCCAGTTACTATCAATCCATATTCTACTACGAAAATTACATGGTCAACATTGCCATTAGGTTTAAATGTAGTAACAAATCCGTCTGGGTCTTGGAACGCTGGAACATTCGAGTATACTATTCCCATCAATGGAGATTATGAGTTTACTGTAGATATCACTCAAACTTCTGCAAGTCCTTTGGTTGCAAATCAATATAAGGCGTCGTTAAATGGAGTATTTGTAGATACAATGAGTGGGGCTGATGCGAGTTTAATCCCATGGACTATCTATGTACGCAAAGCATCTAAAGGCAGTAAATTTAAAATTGTTTACAACGCCTTTAAAACATCGCAGATATCTGGAGATATAAGTTGTACATATAGCCCTTACAACACTAAACCAGCAGTTGTAATGTCGGAAGCCATGCCTAAGATTAAGGTAACTGATTTCGTTAATTCTGTCCTGCAAACTTTTAACGCAGTTATCTTACCAAACGGGCAGAATGGATTTGCAATTCATAACATAGAGGATTGGTACAACGCAGGTGCCAATAAGGACTATACGAGTTATATCGATTTTACCAAAATGACACATAAGAAAATGGACATACCAAGTTCAATTTCAATGAAGCACAAAAGTGGTGAATCTCAAAGCGATCTGTTCTTTAAGCGTACAATGAGCAGGGAATACGGGTCAATTACATTTAGACCAGATGTTGACTTTGCATCGGCTGAAATGAAGATTGAATCTATTTTTAATGTATTCCCACCTCAACGGATGAACATGGTCAATCAAGTAGGAATCAAGATGAGTGAAACTGATATTGATATGCCAGTTATTCTAAACAATGATGGCAAGGGGATTCAGCAGGATTTATTATTGTTCTACTTTCAAGATTACAAGGTAGTAACTAATCCTTATCGATGGGCTGGAACTACAAAAACCTATCAGCCAGTAAGTATGCCATATACCAATACGCCAACAAGCGGTGCTAGTTCAGTAACTTGCTCTTTTGGATTAGAGGCGAGTGCGGTGGGCAATATGCCAACTCAGACATTCTACATGAATTTCTGGAACGAGTTTGTATCTAGGCTTTATTCTACTCGTAGTAGAGTTGTAATTTGTTCTGGATATGTACCAGTAGGCGAATGGATTAATATGTCATTAAATGACAACATTGTTATTTCGGGTAATTACTACAAGATACAGAAAATTGATTACGATATATTAACCGAGGAGGCTAAGTTGGAATTGATTACCTATCCAAAAGTAAACAAAATATCCATCAGCGGAGTAACGGGCAGAAAGCCAGTTATTGGATATCCCGTACTAAATTCGGAGGGTAAAACCTATATTGACGGAGTACCATTGTCGCTTGGGATTACCAATGCACAGATTTTTGGAGGGGTATTAGTAACTGATGCTCAGCCTATGCAGGAATACAATTATTCCATGAACCAAATGTTAGATGCCATGATGGGAAATTATCTCCGTCAAATAACGATTAGCAAGGCAACTATGTGGACGACAACTTCTTATGTGTTAGTTATTTCTACTACCGCATCGGCATTAACATACGCAAATATTGGAGTAGAAGGACAAAATAATTTAGTTACTGCAAATACGACAACGGGAGAATTTACCATTAATCAATCTGGTCAATATAGGATTAGGGCATGGGCAGTAATTGACATATCTGGTAACCATGATGTTCAACTGATAATCTTACTTAATGGAGTTGAAACAGAAGGCTATTATCGTATTGAATTAAATCACATAATTACTGCTAATTGTGATACAATAGTAAATATTCCAGATACTGGAGTAATTAAATTAATCGCAAAAACAGATGAGGCTGGAACTCATCCTTTGACTATTAAAAAAAGCAACATCACCATAGAAAAAATGTTCTAATGTACACAAGCATAATCAAACTTTTAAAAGCCAACGAATACTATGGCGTGTCGTTTAATATAGAGAGGGCAAAAGGTCACCATGAAATTCCATCTGGGTTCAAGGATTTTTTCAAACAATTTAAACGCATAATCAATGGCAAACGATATAAACTTTAAGGTAGATGCTGACACCAGTAAAGCCACGAAAGGGGCTGAGCAATTAGCCCAAGCACTAGGCAAGGCAGGTAAACAAGCAGAGAATACAAATCAATCGCTTAAAGAAAGTGGGAGTGCAGGTAGTCGATTTAGCAAGGTACTCGGTGGATTAAAATTCGGTGCAGGACTGGCAGTTGGCAAGGGATTACTTGATAAGGTTATGGGTTCTTTAATCGAAAACGAGAAGGTAGCCAATTTATTTAATGATGCCTTATCGGTAATTACTGGTACGGCTACGGGCTTAGTGGAGATAATGGAACCTGGGTTTAAAGCCATTGGTGATGCCATTAAAAATCCAAAACAAGCATGGGACGATCTAGTTTCTGCGTTTGAACGAGGTGGGAAATGGATTAAAGAGAATCTGA